CAGACGAGCCCTCTATTTTCTCTGGTTCCTATGAGCGGGAACCAAGTCGGTGGTGTTCGCAGCACTAACCTCCTTGTCAGTATGGCCAAGCTCCTTCCACCGGGGCTAGCTCGTTCGGCGCTGGCATGGTTGCGAACAGTGATCGGTGGTCCATCTCCTTGGACCGTCGTGAAAGATACCGGCGAACCTGGCGGCGGAGTGGCGTTCCGCCTCAGGAGGCATCGCACGCGTGTGTCGAGCCTTACTTTGCTTTCCGATGATACCAACCTAACTGGTGTTCTCCTCCGTATAGTTGCGGGGTTGAGTCTCGTTGGGGGTGCTTGGTGTCTTCGCGAGGTAATGCGAAGGTTTGTTCATGCGCGTGGTGATGAGGGGCCTTCATGGTGGGTGCAGGGGGAAGTGGGTGACAATCCTACTCTTTTCCGTACTCTGGATAACGACGTTGTTCGGGGTGTACCTCATTCACGCTATTCACTGGGGAGGGGTAGCATTTGTTTACCTCTTTTGCAGCACTTGAGACTTTATTCCTGCTTTGTTAAGCGGGATTATGGCCTCCTTTTGACACTGCGCAATCGAGCTATTGTGTGGTGCAAGGAGAGAGAAGTCTCTGACCGTCACGCTGTGGAAATCATTCCAACGACGGTTGCAGAGGCTTTTAAACTAGGTCCAAGTGAGCAGAGAGCTCTTGCCAGTTTGAGCTCTTATGATAGCAAGCTAGCGGTTGAATCCTCGACAAAACTTGCTTCGGGGAATGTTCCGATAGCTGACCCGGTGAGTATCATGGACGTGGTAACGGGGAGACGCACGATTGCTGCTTTTACGCGTGCCCGCCACTTGCAATTGTCACTTGCAAGGGTCCAAATGGATAGCGGCTAGGGGTGCCCAGTCAAATCAGCGGGCGTCTGTCTCGGGAGGGTGCGCCCTTGCCCTCTTGATGCAGGATGTCGATTAACGTCCACTAATATTGATTGGGATTGCAAAGTCGGTCGCTGTCTATTTCGCCCATACAGACTCTGTTGGCCGGAGCTCTGGGTTCCAAAGGTTCATCGTGCGTGTGTGCACAACGAGTACGTTGGGCTGACATCCCGCGTACTTGGGAAGACACCGACATCCACTGTGGTTGGAAGGTACTTCTTCTCAAAGACAATGCGTAAGATTTGCAATATGTTGCGTTCACAAGGTATTGTTGATGAGTGGTCGTATGAGCGGGTGTTGGAGTCTTACAAGGGTGCTAGGCGAAGTAGATATGAACGCGCTTATGCAGAATTAGGTGTGGTCCCGAATGACTCGAAGTCTGCCAAACTTGCTTGTTTTGTTAAGGCTGAAAAGGCGGACTTTGGGGGTGATAAACTTCCAGATCCACGTATCATAGTGGCCAGAAAGCCCAAGTGGAATTTGGAAATTGCCAAATGGATCAAACCTATAGAGAAGCGTGCTTTTTCGCTGTTACATAGGCATGGTGGGGGTGCAACACGTGTTATAGTAAAAGGCTTAAATCCTGACAAACGTGCTGCACTCATTCGCAAGAAATGGGACAAGTTCAAAGAGCCCGTGGTAGTGTCTGTTGATAGTTCCAGATTTGATAAACATGTGGAAAGATACCAACTCTTGGCCACCCATTCTGTGTATAAGAAGCTAAACCCTGATCCTAGGTTTGCATGGATGTTGTCTAGAATGATTCGTTCAAAGGGTAAGTTTCGTAGTGGACTTTCCTTTGAAATTGACGGCAAGCGTTGCACTGGTGATATGGATACAGCGCTTGGTAACACCTTAATAATGGTGTGCATGGTCATGGCAGCTTTCAAGATGATGTCCATCCGCAA